CCAATGGCTCTTTGGGCACTAGATGACAAACTAGACTATGTTAGCCTTATATCAGAGTCTCAAAGAAATATTCTTACACTTTGGGACAAATCAGGGTGCACTCTTTCAACAGGCACTGGGTTAACTGGTGAGCCATTTCCAGATAGTTATACTACAAAGGTTAGTTGTAACATACCAGTTGGAATTACAAATGAGGCTATATTAAAAAGCCCAGAAATTATAAACTTTCAAGATTTAGATCTAAGTCTTGGAACGTTCTGCATTGGAACACACTTCTATTCTGCAAGTGTTTATTTAGAGTCAGTGTCTATAGGATATGAATATACAGACACCACAACTTCACAAGTTGTACAAAAACTAAAAACATTTAATACATCAATATCAAATCAGTGGGGATTTGTATCTGAAACATTTGAGATTCCAAATGAAAGTACAAACTTCAAGATAGTAATAAAAATTATTACAAACACTGGTGGAGATAACATAAACGACTATGAGTTTTATTTTAATGGAATATCTTTAGGGCAGTGGTCTGAAGAGTTTAACGTAGTATCTTTAGGAGTTTATCCAGAAGCATTCCCACAAGAAATTGAACTAACAACACAAAGTCACGTAATACCTGCACCAGCGTATGGAATATCTTCTGATACTGGATACTATTTAATAAATGATAATTCATTAGTTGCAAAAAATACTGGAATACCTTTAGTCTTTGGTGCATCAAATGTTACAAAACTTTCTCCAAATATAAATGGAGACCCTTCTTTCATATTTCCTGGTAAAGGCTTTTTGCATGAAAATGGAAGACACGGCGAATATACCGTAGAGTTTTGGGCAAGAATAAACTCAGATTCTTATGAACCTAAAAGAATTTTTGGACCAATAGCCAGCGAAGATGGTTTATATGTAGAAAGTGGTTTTTTAACTTTATTGATTGGTGGAAAGTTTAGTTCTCATTTTGTTGGTGAATGGTTTAGACCAATGCTAATACATATTAGAATAATTTCTAACAATGCAACTGTATTGATTAATGGTGAACAGGTTATATCTTTAGACTTTGCTACATTAGATATACCTTTGCCATCAGTAACTGGAGAGGATTGGCTTGGGTTTTATTCTTATCAAGATGTTAATCCAGTAGAGATTGACTGCGTAGCAATATATTCTTACCAGGTTGCAAACATTGTAGCAAAAAGAAGATATGTTTATGGTCAGGGGGTTGGCTCTTCAGAAAGCATTGATTCTGCATATAGCGGAACTTCTGCATTTATAGATTACTCTTTTGCAGACTATACTGCAAATTATAACTACCCAGATTTTGCACAGTGGCAACAAGGAACCTTTGATAATTTATCAACAACTGCAACAGCATTAACCACACCTAACTACTCATTACCAATAATTTTTACTGGAACAAAAACACTGCAAGAAATGTATGATGATTCAAATGACCTATATCAGAATCTTTCTAGTGGGGTTTTAGGAACAGATAGCCATTTTATATCATTAAACCCAAACTCTTCTTGGAATAATGAAGGTGCATACATAAATTTCTCTAACTTTAATGTTTTAAATTCACAGGTTGCATCAATATATGGAGTATTTCAAGTAAATAATCAAGGAAGTGGAACAGACGAAGAAGAGCAAGTACTTTTTAAAATATACAGTCAAAGCACAGGAAACTATTTTTCTGTAAATATAGATGGGCCAGAGATTGTTTATTCCTTATATTACTCAGGAACTTCTCAAGAGATATATCGTACAGACGAGTTTGAATTAGAAGAACTTTTTGCTGCAGGTTTTAACATTCAAAAACTTATAAATACTTTTGGTGGAAATCTTGCAACTTTTTTTGGCAACCAAAATTCTTTAAGCCTTTATGTTGGAGGAGACAACTCTGGATCTAAAACATTTAAAGGTTATATTTTTTCAGTTGGATTTTCAACAGAATTAAATTCAGACTCAATATCAAATTATTTTAACGAAAGCGGAATTGCAATTGTTGATACATACTCTGGTAGCGGTATTGAATCATCTGAAAATGCACTTGCCTTATTAGAGCATACAGCAAGTTATACTCTATTGCCAACATACTCTTATGGTAGTCTGTTTTTAGATATTGGTGTTTCAGGTTATTGGGAAGACTATATGCCATTATCTTATTTTGCACAGTTTGTTCAAAACGATATTGGAAATTCTTTTTATGATTTAGATTTTTTACAGTTTAATATAGCCTATCCATCACCATCAACCAATCTTGAATCACAAGAAACAGGGTCTTGGACATATGAGGAGTTAGCCAGTTCATACTCATTACCTACACAAAGAACTTATCAGCAGTTAGATAACGCATTGCTTACTGGATGGAATAATTACGAAGACCTTAAAGAAAATGCATTAACTTACTACGAACACAATACAAAGAGTGCAGCAATTAGAAGTTATGTAACTTTTCAATATATTGAAGAAGGCGCAAACAAATCTCAAGATAATTTTACAACAACTGTTTCGGCCAAAGAAAATGGTGTTGTTGATGTTTCTAAATATGCATCTTGGGCAACTACTAAGTTTGAGGTTGTTGATAATACAATAATTTACCCAAGAAAAGATGTTGATTTTAATAGTTTAGCAATTGTTTATCATTTAGATTTTAATGTTCGTGGAATACTAACAAAGCCAATACTATTAAGAAAACTTGAACTTGCATCACAGGCGCTAAACGACAACTCATTTAATCCTATTGGAACTCGTTTTGGAACAGATCTTTTTCCATATAAGCGCTCTGGTCTTTATTTTGACTATAAGTCAAAGAATCCATTTACTATTTATAAAGGAAGCACTCCATATTTATATATGAATAGAACCTCTGGAATACAGGTTCGTGGAGATTTTGACTCAAACTTTGATCGTGGAATCTCTATACCAGTTAATCAATCTCTTGCAGAAAATTATAGAGTAAGTGCAATGCAGTCTTGGATTAGGTATGATCAAGAATCTTTTACAGCAACACCAATTCCTTTATTTGAATTAAGACATAAAGCAGATACCGTTGTTTTCTTTGTTGTAGCCAATGATGAGACTGGTCAAAGAGGAAGGGTTTATGCTAAAAATAAATCCAGTAATTTAGATTTTCAAGGAATATCCTACTATGTTAATGGAACTCTTGTCAGGGAGCCAGTTCTAACAATTAAAGAATGGCTTGCTTTAGGTGTTAACTTTGGAGAAGCCCTAAACTTTGATTTATTTAGAGGATCAATTAATCTTAATAGTCCAGCATTGTTTAATAATGTTGCCTACTATCAGGCTAACAACCTTCAACAATTACAGTCTAAGATTAATAGGCCATGGCTTAAGGTTAAACAAGATGGTCTTACAGAAAGAGAGTGGTCTTACTGGCTAAATAACTTTACTTGGGAAGGTGTTCTTGTTATATCTGCTTCAGCACTTTATGGTGTAAACGCTCAAGATGTGTATAAAACCTATATTGGAACTAATAAGATTATCATTGATGATCAAGAAGGCATGATTTTTGATGCGGATAAGATAAAAATATACAAGGATACAATATGGTCAGTATCCGTAGGCTCACCAGTGTAATCTGGTATACTTATGGTTATGGATTCTTTAATAAACCCAAAAACTGGTAAACCAATTGTTGAAAATGTACGACGTAAGGTCATTGATAAGCATTATGACTGGGGTCTTTATGTATATAAGAAGGCAAACGGAAAATGGTTTACAGATGGAAATGGCTCTGTATTAAATATTCCTGCTCAAAAGGGTGACATCTCAAAAATTGCGGAACTTAGAAAGGCTGCAATCTTTAATGGTGATGACGGAGAGGGAACAGCCCACTTTGTTCCTGGCTTGACAAGAGTATCTGAAGAAGAGTATTCAGAACAAAAAGATAGAATGATGCAAGGATTAATCCCAAATGTTAATGATTTAGGAGCGATTGCAGATGCACAAAAGACATTAAATACATACGGAAGGGATGCATACGAAAATGACTGATGATGACAACTTTCAATATGTTAGAGCAAGCCTAAATACTCAGGAGCAAGAAGAAAATCAATTTAAGGCAAATGACCCTTTTAATAAAAACTGGGACGAACTAAAAGAGTATTCTGGACTAGATCAAAACTTTCGTCGTCGTGTAGCAAGACAGGTTAGTAAGGCAATAACACCAACTCCAGCATACCTAGATTCTGCAAACGCAACTCCATCTGGAGTAGATGATGCTGGATCAAAGGCTCTTAATCCTGGAACGGTATATAGAAACGGATATGGTCTATTTGATGTAATCACACCACCATATAATATGTATGAACTTGCAAACTTTTATGACACTTCGTTTGCCAACCATGCTGCTATTGATGCAAAAGTAGAAAACATTGTAGGGCTTGGATATCGTTTTGATATTGCAG